GAATACAAGCGCAGAGTAATTGACATCAAGTCAGAAAGCTTCTGTGGCGCCAAATGGTACAACGCTACTATATGGCTGGGATCAGGGCAGACTACTAGTTGTCATCATCCCTTACCGCACCAAGTTAGTATAGCAGATGTTCAAGCAAATCCTAAAGCATTACATAACACAGCTAAGAAGAAATCTGAACGTGCAATGATGCAAAAAGGCGAACGCCCTGCAGGTTGCGAGTACTGCTGGAAGATAGAAGACATTGGCCGCGATAACATTAGTGATCGTGTTTACAAAACAGTTATATACGAAGACAAGGATTTAGATGATGCGTTCAACTTGGATAGCAATGCAGACGTGGATTTGCAAACACTTGAAATTGCCTTTGACCGCACCTGCCAGTTTGCTTGCTCTTACTGTAATCCGGCGTTTAGTAGTACTTGGGTTAAAGATATCAAGCAGAATGGTCCTTATACTAATCTTACTAGCGACGGTCGTAATCACTTTACTCACATACATGATAGCAGTCAGTTATACCGCTTTGGAGAAGTTAATCCGTATGTTGAAGCGTTCCACAAATGGTGGGAAACCGACCTGCACAAAACATTAAAAGAACTACGTGTCACTGGCGGCGAACCGCTCATGTCCGGTGATACATGGAAGCTATTAGATTGGTTTAAGACCAACAAGGGTAAGAGTAATACACGCTTGGCATTTAACAGTAACTTAGGCACAGATGTTGATGTTGATCGGTTACTAGCAAGCATTGATGGAGTAGTATTTGATCTTTACACCAGTAACGAAGCAATGAATCTGCAAGCAGAATATATACGTGATGGCCTAGTATTTGATGATTGGGCAAACAATGCTGAGAAATTAATGACGTCGGGTAAATTGCGTGGGTTTCATGTGATGTGTACAATTAATGCATTGTGTTTAGATTCATTGGATAGTTTCCTGGAATGCATGATGAACTGGAAACGCGAATATGGAAAAGACTTCCCTACATTTTCGCTAAATATATTACGCTTTCCAAGTTTTCAAAGTCCATTAGTTCTTCCAGATAATATTCGTACACACTTTAAAATTCGTTTGCAAGATTGGCTCGATACCAATTGCAATGATCCTATGCTTCACGAGTTTGAACGCAATCAATTGCAACGCTTGATTGATTATCTTGATGTGGTTAAAACACCGCACATGGGCGCAGCAGAACAATCAGTACTACAGCAAGACTTTAAACAATTTTACATACAATATGATCAGCGTCGCGGTAAGAACTTTGCAGACACATTTCCTATATTAGCCAATTGGTACAATTCAATATGACAGACAATACAGTAGCAGGATTTTACGATAAAGGGTACGACTATAATGCACGTGCTCCGTATTTCATTGAACGCAGTGAATTAACAGAAGACGAATATCGTAAACTAACACACAGTGACACATTCTGTATGTTACCATGGATGCACATGCATGCCTTTCCGGATGGTCGGGTGTATCCTTGCTGTTTAGCAGACTACTGGCACCCTGTCGGAGACCTGCGTAAGAATACAATGAAGGAAGTATGGAATCAAGACAAGTACAAGACTATGCGTAGCAATATGCTACAGGATAAACCTTGTGTTGAATGTACCAAGTGCTACGAGCAAGAGAAGCACGGTGCGTTTAGTATGCGTAACGATGCTAACCGTAACTACGGGCATATGATCAAAGAGATAAAGGACACCAAAGATGATGGCACACATGAAGAATTCAAGATTCGTTATTGGGATGTGCGTTTTAGCAATCTCTGCAATTTCCGCTGCCGTTCCTGCGGTCCTATTTTCAGCAGTAACTGGTACAACGATCATGTTAAGTTATACAAGCGTGTACCCGATGTTCTTGGTCGCGACATGGCACGAGTGGAATATGCTACAGGAACAGAAGATGGCATGCTTGAACAAATGGAAGAACATATCCCCCACCTAGAGCAAGTGTACTTTGCTGGTGGCGAGCCGCTGATTATGAAAGAGCATTATTACTTGCTAGAGAAGCTAATTGACGCAGGTAAAACAGATATTCGTTTACAGTACAATACAAACTTTAGCGAAATGCGCTATAAAGATAAACACGTATTTGAATACTGGAAACACTTTAAAAACGTAAGTGTTGGTGCTAGTTTAGATGGCATGGGCCCACAAGCAGAATTAATACGCAAGGGTGCAGACTGGAAGCAAACAATAGAGAACCGCGAACGCATGATGAAGGAAGTCCCGCACGTGGACTTTTATGTTAGCTCCACAGTTAGCTCCATGAACATAATGCATGTATTAGACTTTCACAAAGAATGGACAAAGTTGGGATTGATTCAAGCAAAGGATTGGAATATCAATATTTGCCAAAGTCCCGAGTGGTATCGTTGTGATATATTTCCCCAGGAGTTCAAAGAGCGTGTAATCTATCCTGCATATGAAGAACATATTGCCTGGCTAGATCCACAGGATACGTTACGTAGAGCAACCACTGGGTATCAGAGTTTGTTAAGTCTAATGAAAGACAATCATGCTACGGAACACTGGCCACGTTTTGTAGAAGAAACACGTGTATTAGATGAATTACGAAAAGAAAGTTTCTGGGACTTATTTCCAGAGTTTAAAGAATTGCAATGATTGAGTATAAAGATATACAGCAAGTGCATTTAGAAATAAGCACACGATGTAATGCTGCCTGTCCAGATTGTCCTCGTAATTTTCGTGGAGTTGATGTAATAGAAGGCACGTATCCTTTATGTGATATGAAGTTAGAACAGGTAAAGAAGATTTTCTCTGTGGCCTTTATTCGTCAGTTAAACAAACTATTGATAAATGGCAATCACGGTGACTTTGTTACTGCAAGTGATGGGTTAGCCATTGTTGAATATTTTATTGATGCTAATCCTGATATTGAAATAGAAATCAGCACCAATGGCAGCGCAAAACCTAATATATGGGCCAAGCTAGGGCAACTATCTCAAGTTAAAATTGATTTTAGAATTGATGGACTTGTTGACACACATCATTTGTATAGACAAAATACCGATTGGCAGTTTATAATAGATAACGCAACTAAGTTTATCACAGCAGGCGGCCGTGCAACCTGGGCAATGATAGTATTTGATCATAATCAACATCAAGTTGAAGAGTGCCGTGAGTTGAGTAAGCAACTAGGATTTGAAAACTTTTGGTTAGTGGATAACGGAAGAAACTCGTTCCCTGTGTTTACTTCAGACAAAAGGTTAAGTCATATAGTTGGTAACTATCAAGGTAAAACAGACTTTGATGAATTATGGGATGATAGTCACACATATCTCACAGACCCCGGCGGTGCAGTCCGTAATGAAAAAAGTAATAGACGTATAGATTGTTACTCAATAAAGAATAAAGAAATTTATGTAAGTGCTAACGGAGAAGTATATCCCTGTTGCTGGTTGGGATTTTATCCGCTTAACAGTACTAGAAGATCTAGTAATGCACAATTACAACCATTGATATCAAACAATAATGCTTTAGAATACAGCATCGAAGATGCTATTAAATGGTTTAATAAGATAGAAACAACATGGCAACTAAGTGTGCCGGAAGGCAAAATATTTGCCTGTAACGAACAATGCGGAATTAAAGAATGACACTACCAAAAACAATCTGTATGCTACCCTGGGTTAGTATTGAAACAAGCCCGATGGGAACAACACGCCCTTGTTGTATGGCGCACGATGAAATCACAGATGAGAACGGAAAAAAGTACGATCTCAAAGAAACAAACTTAGAAGTTGCATACCATAGTGAGTATATGCAAGACCTTCGCCGTCAATTCCGGCGAGGTGAAAAACCAGCAACATGTAGTCGTTGTTGGGAAGAAGAAGATGCAGGCCGTGATAGTAAACGTATACACAGTCAAGTCAGACTCAAAGAACTATACAAGCAAGTTGACTGGCAAAACGACGACCCAGATCAACTATGGTTTGTTGATTTAAAGCTAGGTAATATTTGTAATCTTGCATGTCGTATATGTGGGTCATGGTCTAGTAGTACCTGGGCCGCAGAAGAACTTGCATATATGCCCAAGGACTTCAATAAGAAAGAACATATTGCTTATACTTGGTTAAAGTCGGGAGCATGGCCGCGCAAGACCGAAACGTTCTGGGATAACATGCGAGACCTGTTGCCCAACATCAAGTACTTTGAATTCACCGGCGGTGAGCCATGGATGATACAAGAACATTTTGATTTATTAAAATATGCAGCAGCCATGGGACATAGTAAACATATTGATATTCATTACAACACTAATGCTACACAAGAGCTAAGTGATAACACACAGATATGGAATCAATTTGGACGAGTAGATATTGCATTTAGTATCGACAACGTGGGCAAAAGATTCGAGTACGAACGTTATGGCGCTAAATGGGATCTAGCAAATAAAATTATTGACGATGTGCATCTAGCTCGCCGTATAGATACTCCAAACATTACTACACAGTTATGCTTTACTATTAACATACAGAACGTTTATTACCTAGATGAACTACTTGCTTGGGCAGATACCAAACCGTTTGGTAGTATTTACTTCAATATGATGCACAGCCCAGATCATATGAGCATACAAAAAATGACTCCTACCGCGCAGGAGTTGGTATTAAACAAACTGAAAACAACCTTCTGGTCGTCTGCCAAGTATCAACAAGAAATAAACAATGTAATTAAGTTTATTGAAAATGGTACAGGTAGCGACGGCAGTGAGTTCTTATTTAAAATGCAACGTACAGATGCCCATCGCAAACAATGTTTTACAGATACACATCCTGAAATAGCTCGAGCTATGGGATATGAATAAAAAAACAATTCTGTATCATCCAGTAACTGGATTACAATCTCTTGTTTGTAACAAAAAGTGGCATCCGTACTTGCTTGACTATTTTAATATAGAACCATATGACGTAACTGCTACCTACAACAAAGTTGATTATGTATTATGGGCGTGGTGGAAAGAATCAAATTGGTATCAAGATTTAGTTGATGACGGATACAAACTAGTTCATGATTATCTGTGGGATCATTCTGGTACGCCAGTAACCACCAACAATGTGTTAAATTTAAAATCCCCAAATTGGATAATTGCCAATCAAAGTCTATTAAGAGATAACAATACTATAATACCTATTCCAACAAAGCCGACCAAGTTTATGTTATGTCTTATGAATGCCGAAAGAGATCATAGAACACAATTATATGATAATATAAAACAGTATCATGCATCTTCATTGATAAGCTATGCATCTCGCAATGTGTTTATTCCCGACGATATTGCATACAATAATGCCAGTGGCGAATGGCAAACCTACGTAAATCAATCTTGGTATTCTACTACACAATTTAGTTTAGTAGCAGAAACAACCATGGAAGACGACGAGTTTATAAGTGAAAAAAGTATTAAACCTTTTGCATACAAACATCCAATGATTATACTAGGGCACACCGGAATACTGGATAGATTTAAAAAATTAGGATTTGCAACATTTAGTCACAAAATAAATGAATCGTATGACACTATCCCGAGTGATGTTACAATAGAAAAGAAATTTATCGACAAATCGTATTATTACAGCTCAACATATCACGGTACATCAAGAATAACTGCGGTAACAGAAGTAGTAGCAGAGTTATATAAGTTATATAGAGAATACGCAGATTCGGGCAATAGCGTTTCATTATTTGGGGATAGTCTATCTGCAGAGATAATTGAGCACAATTTTAATCATTTATATAGTGAAACATTTATCTCAGGCATAATACAAAAAGAAATATTAGATCCTATTTTGGAGTTTATAAATACCCTATGAATGCAATCATTGGCACACATGGATTAATTGGCGGATATCTCAAAGAGACAATTCCGTATACACATGAGTTTAATTCAAGTAATATTAATCAGATTTCCGATTATAAATTTGATAAAGTGTATATAGCAGCCCCAACAGGCAACAGGCTAGTGGCCAATGCTGATGCCAATGCTGATCTTGTTAATATTCAGAATCTCGCTACTGCACTAAAAGCTACAGAAATTGGCACAGTAATATTGATCGGTACAGTAGATAGTATCTTGCGTCCCAATTTACCTTACGGTAAAAATAGACTATGGTTAGAGGAATTTGTTAAATCCAATTTTAATTCGTATATACCAAGATTAAGTTCATTGATACACAAGGACCTTAAAAAGAACCCGTTGTATGATCTCAAGCATAACGTGTACACCGATAAAATAAATCTAGATTATACGCTACAATGGTACGATTTAACCAACATAGAATTTGATATTAGTAACATGATCAACTCCGGCACACGAGAACAAAATTTAGTATCGGAACCAATTGCCAATAGAGAAATTGTTGATAAATTTTTCCCCAGCTTAAATTTAACATACAGTCGGGTAGAAAACATTACGCTATTGACTCCGTATTTGTACACCAAAGATCAAATCTTTAATTCAATTGAGCAGTATCTACATGTCTAAGTCTGTCTATATATGTGGTGATAGTTTTGCAGTAAGCGATCCAGAATACGGTCCTTGCTGGGTTGACATGTTATCTAACCAGTTTAACATTACTAATTTGGCCAGGGTGTGTTCGAGTAACTTATTAATTTCTATGCAGGTCGATCAAGCGATTGCAAACGACCCGGATTACATTATCTGTTTAGGTACAAGTTGTACTAGACAAGAGGTACGATTTAATAATACAATAGTATCATACTCTATTCATTCTATAGATGATACTACACAGTTTAGTATGCCACAACGGAAATTATTACGCAACTATGTGTCAGAGTTTTTTGACTTGGAAGTATCTATATACCAAAGTAAGTGTATTATTGAAAATACTTTACAAAAATTAATCAACAGCAATATTCCATTTAAATTTGATCAAGGTGGATTTGAGCATAAATCATTTGCTAATGCTGGCGCTCAATACTTTGAACAGTATCAAAATTTTATAGCCGACATTAACTTGTGGGACTATCCAGTTACAAAGACATTTAGGCCTTTTTACCACATTACAGAATTGGCAACTCATACTATGATAGCCGAATACTATACTAATCTAATAGAACGCATTAATGAATAAACCAGAAACACTATGCATGGCACCGTGGGTACACACTTACCTAAGTCCTCAGACTGAACGTCGTATGTGTTGTGCAAGTCGCGAACCAGCACAAAACTTTGAACAGTACATAGATACAAAGGCAGGCACTGGCCGATATATACCAATTACTCTGGATGAACATTGGAACAGCGACCACATGAAATCGGTACGTCAGCGTATGATGGCCGGGGAAACCTTACCCGAGTGCGAAGTATGTAATGACAAGCTATTAAACACAGACGTTTACCGTAGTTATTTTAACCAACTGTTTGGTCATAAGTACTTACAAGCTATGGAACATACTGATGTGACAGGCTACACGACAATGAAACCAGTATCGTGGGATTACAGATTTAGCAATCTTTGTAATTTTAAATGCCGCATGTGCGGTGACATGTTGTCAAGTGCTTGGGAGAGTGAGCAGAAGCAACACGGGATGATCGACTTAACAAATCCAAAAAATAATTGGATGCGTCCTGAAGTCAAGGTAGAAATTGAAAAGTTTCAAGACACCCAGGTAGAGCAAGAGTTTGCTACTGCTGTTGAGGAACACCGAGTGGAAGAGGTGTATTGGGTGGGAGGTGAGCCGCTAATGTACGAGCAACACTGGCGCTACATGAAACGGATTATAGAACTTGGAGATGGAAAAAATGTTTATGCTAGATATAACACAAATCTTAGTCACATCAATTATCGCGGTATCAATCTGTATAGGGATATTTTATCTGGGCTACGTGACTGGCAAATCTGTGCAAGCATCGATGGTACAGGCAGAATTGGAGAGTATATTAGATCAGGTCTTGATTTTACTTCATGGCTTGAGAACATCCGCGAAGGACTTGCATACAGCACTCACCGCCGCCAGGTCCGTTTGGACTTCACTCTTACTACACCAGGACTCTTTGAAGTACAAAAGATACAAGAACTCGCGCAAGAACTCGGAGTAGATGTTTTAGCAAAAGTGGTGTTCTCGTTTAGTCCGGACATCATTATGTCACCGCTGGCACTACCTAGGGACGTATTACATCCTTGGGTAGACGAAATCTTGCACACCATTGATAAAGGTGCTCTACACGACATACTTGTTCAACTTAAAACAAGACCCACTTTTGCCGAACACTGGCCCAACGAATACCAAGCAGGACTCAAAAAGGGCAAAGCCCGTGTATTAGAACTTGAAAAAATTCGAAAAGATGTGTATACTTTTAGAGATATAATGTCTGAAAGACCCGAAGCACTTGAATGGTATGACTCAATTAATTGATCAAATAACAATGATATTAAAGGATGATCGCTCGGGCGATTTACTACCTGTATATATCAACGTCCACAACAACAGTCTAAGTCGTAAATGGCTTACTGCACTAAACGAACTAATTAAAAATAACTATCATCTAGAAAAGAATTATTGCTTTTTAGGATTTACTGAAAGTACTCGCAACGCAGGGTATATAATGAATCAAGTAAACCATAGTATATCTGCTATTAATCTAGCTGGGCTTGGCTATCAAATCGATGATTACTTTAGTGTGGACAATACTATTGTTCCTGGGGAGATCACTGAGGAATCCTTGGGCGGAACACTAGTACATGACAAGTTAAACCGGTTACATAGATATTTTGAAGATCTACAAGGTGTTAGTGGAAGTATGTCTCCTTTTTACGATAAAGCAGATAACACTATACGTTGGCATATACGTCAACTAAACTTATTATGCCACGAATACGAAAGTCTTGTGCTTAGTATGCGTAAGGCAGTACACGCACCCGAATGGCGCAGGCCTAGTCAACTAATGTGTTGGTTACACGCACCACGTTTTGTGCTCGACGAAGAAGATTACGAACTATTTGGTATAGATACAATCAATAGACCATTAGGCGGTGTGTTTGTTGGGGTAAACAAAGCGGTAGGAAAACATCATTATGAAGTATTCCAAGACGAAGGTAGAGATAGTCGCATAGGTGAACTTACAACCACTACCTTACGTGGGCAGACAGAAGCTGCTGGAGACTTTGATATAGAATGGGCAAACAATCCCGGTGAATACCATTGGCAACAAACAAAACTAACAGAATTTAAAGAATGGTTAATTGCAAATAAATTTGATCCCGATGATAAAACATTAACCATTGGTCATCCGCAGGTTGGGCAAGTAGACTTAGCACGTAGCTTTAATTCTGCCGACTACCGAGATATATGGGCATTGCTGGGCAATCACTTAAACGTGTACAGCATTGAAACTAGCGATAGTAAAGCAACGTATAACTATAACTGGTCAGACAAAAATTACACAGATCAACAAGTTAAAATAATTTACAAAAACAGATGATTATAGTAGGCGCCGGGGATAGCTTTATATTCGGTAGTGAATTAACAGATTCACCCGACGGCAGACAAACAAGCTACAGTCGCAATACCTTTACTGCCTTGTTAGCTGAAGATAACGAATACGTATGTGTTGCATATCCCGGGATGAGTAATAAGGGTATTGTTGAATCGGTTAAGGGTTATTGTGATAACGTGAGAGAACATTACCCTTTGTTACTAGGAGAGTTATTTGTTATTGTATGCTGGACTTGGCCTAGTCGTGATAACAAGATTGATGCCATAGACGAAATCTTTGGGTTACAGTTTTATCTGCAGAAGCATGGCATACCGTTTATGTTTACTTGTGCAGATAACTGTGCGTACCCAACACTATTAGACAAAGTAACTAATTCAGATTTTGAACATTGGTTTATGTTTCCGGCTGGTATTATGCCGCACGAAACTATGGATCCAAGAGGTTTTTACCAGTGGGCAGTAGAGAATAAATACGATGTAGGTCCGCAAGATCACCCCTTAGAACAAGCACATATAGACGCATCCAAATTGATGCAGGAGAAATTCAATGAATTGGTTAAAAAGCATATACAACAGAATTAAGTTAGAAATAAGCTATCGCAAGAAATTAAAAGAGTTGCGTAAAAGAGATCCTTTTATCTACAAATGATCTTAACAGTAGGCGATAGTTTTACATATGGTGAAGAACTGACTAACAGAACTTTGGATGCATGGCCGTATGTATTGTCTCGATTATTAAGCAATGAAGTATTAAACTTAGGTAAAGGTGCTGGTAGTAATCAATATATAGTTCGCACAGTAATCGAAGAAACTGCTAAACAAAAGTTTGATTTAGTTATCATTGGGTGGAGCGATACTAGCAGAATTGAAACGTGGACTAACGGTATGCCTATTTGTATTAATCACAATGGCCGTCGCGGTATACCGTGGGTACCAGCATATTACAAGTACAGCTATGATGAAAAGTTTAGTTTTCGCACATGGTTTACGCAGGTATTAGTATTACAACAATATCTAATTAGTATCAATCAACCGTATTTATTTGTAAATGTTGCAGGATTGCAAGGTCACTTTGAATTATACAAAGATGATTTTTTGTTCTTGTGGGACAAATATAAAGTTGAAAATTATGTAGGTTGGCCAATTAATGGCATGTTAGAGTTTCAGGGCGATTGTCCCAAAGGTCCAGGCGGTCATCCTCTAGAATTAGGACACGAACGAATAGCAGAAAAAATCAATGAACATATTAGGAATCTCGGCTGGCTTCCATGATGCTGCCGCTACAGTATTAAACAATCAAGGTGAAATCTTATTTGCTGGGCATTCAGAACGCTACAGCAGAATCAAGAACGATCCCAACATTGACACAGGACTTATTGTAGATATCCGCGGCTACTGTAGTTATAACGATATTGAATCGATTGCCTACTACGAAACTCCCTGGAAGAAACAACTACGACAATTATACAGCGGGCAAGGCTTTGAATGGAATAAACTAAGTGCTCGTCGGATTGTGCAGGATCAACTACACTCAATGCTAACACACAAGGTTCCTGTTATTACTTGCAATCATCATTTAAGTCACGCGGCCGCAGGATTCCAAACAAGCCCATTTGATCGTGCTACAGTGGTTGTTATTGATGCTATAGGTGAATGGGACACTATCAGTATTATTGGTGCAGAGTATGTTGATGGTCGTGCAACATATAAAGTGTTGTGGAAGCAAAAATATCCGCATAGCATTGGGCTATTTTATAGTGCAATGACACAAGAAGCAGGACTAAAGCCCAACGAAGATGAATACATCTTAATGGGCATGAGCGCATATGGTAGTCGGGTAGCAAGCGCCTGGATGAAGATGCGGTTAGTGGCCGATGAGAATGAAGTGATATTCAGAGAAAACTTACATACCGGATCCAATTACGAGTGGGGCAGACATTTTGACGACAAAGACGTTGCCAGTTCTGCACAGGATTTATGTGAGAATTTGATATATAATGTAATGCGTCGTGCAAAGGATTTTAACTGGAGCACGAACTTGTGTTACATGGGCGGTGTTGCCCTTAACTGTTTAGCTAATAGAAACCTCGGTGAGTATTTTGAAAAAATTTGGATCATGCCTAATCCTGGCGATGCTGGTAGTAGCCTTGGTGCAGCCGCGCTTGCTTACGGCGGACGAGTTGAGTTTAAAGACGCATTTCTTGGTACAGACATTAGCGGACCGTACCCTGTCAATGCCGTCCTTGATAGTTTACTCAGCGATAAAATCACTGGAGTTGCTTCCGGAAGAGCAGAATTTGGACCCAGAGCTCTCGGCAACCGAAGTCTCCTTGCCGACCCAAGAGGACCCGATATAAAGGATCGAGTAAATGCAATTAAAAAACGACAAGAATTTAGACCTTTCGCCCCAATTATTTTGGAGGAGCATGTTAATGATTATTTTAATATGCCTCGTAGCTTCGTTAATACTAGGTATATGCAAGTCATCGGTACTTGTCGGTATCCTGACTTATTTCCTGCTATCGTTCATTATGATGGGACTAGTCGTATACAGACAGTACCAAAAGATGGTTCGGGAATCCGCGAACTACTAGAAAAGTGGTATGTGGTAACAGGCTGTCCTATGTTACTTAACACTAGCTTAAACATCAAAGGCGAGCCATTAGTAAACACCCGTGCAGATGCTGAAGCATTTGAAAAACATTATGGAGTAAGAGTACATTCCTAAATGTTAGGTTAATGGCATAAATGTTAGGTTAATGGCACAGAATGATAAATATCTATGCAGGAGAAAAGATATGGACTCATTCGTTTATAAATGGACAAATAAAACATTAAACAAGATTTACGTAGGATTTCACAAAGGGACAGAGACCGATGGATATGTATGTTCCTCTGCGTCGAACAAATTTTGGGAAGATTTTAATAACCCCGAATATATTTGGCAGAGAGAAATATTATATAAAGGTACTATGAAAGAATGCCAGGAATACGAAAGTTCTCTATTAGATAAGTTAGATATTACGTCAGAGGATATTTATAACCAGAGAAATAATATAATGTTTAATTTAGACGATGAAGTAAGAACTAAATTAAGCAAATCTGCTAAAAAAAGAAATCAAAACCCAGAATATATCAAAAAATTGAGAGACGCATCGGTTGCCCTATGGAAAGACCCTGCACATAGAAAAAGAATAACCGAAACGCACACAGGGAAAACCGTAAGCGCAGAGACCAAAGAAAAAATACGACAAGCCCGTACAAAGCAAATTATTACTAAAGAATCTCGGGAAAAATCTGCAAATACTATTAAATCAAAATCTAACGTAGTATGCCCGCATTGTAAAACAGAAGGCAGATACCCGGGGAGTATGAAAAAACATCATTTTGATAATTGTAAGGAGAAATTATGAGTTTTGATTGGAAGGCACCAACAACTATGCTACTCGGGAGGTGGCAACCATGGCATGCAGGCCATCGTGCGCTATTTGATCGTGCCGTTGCTAAAACTGGACAAGTGTGTATTATGATTCGAGACTGTGAAGGATGGAATGACAGTAATCCTTTTAAAAAAGAAGAAGTAGAAAACTTTATACACGCAAACTTAAAGGAAAAATATGACGGACAGTATTGCATTTTATTTGTTCCTAACATTACAAATATCACTTATGGTCGTAATGTTGGTTATAAAATTGAAAACGAAGTATTCGACGAAGATACCCACGCAATCTCAGCAACCGATATTAGAAAGTCGATGGGCCTCAAATGACAAAAAAAATACTTGTGATGGGACTACCGGGCTCTGGTAAAACTACACTGAGTCAAGAACTAGTTAAGAAGTTGATGCTTAACCACACAGTTGCGTGGTTTAATGCAGATACAGTACGTGAACAATTTAACGACTGGGACTTTAGTGTAGAAGGAAGAACACGACAAGTTGAGCGTATGAGTAAGTTAGCAGATGAATCCAATGCAGACTTTGCTATATGTGACTTTGTGTGCCCTACAGAAGAACTGAGAAAAATATTTAAAGCAGATATTTTAATCTGGATGGACACAATTGAAGCAGGTCGATTTGAAGATACCAACAAGGTATTTGTTAAACCTACTAGTGCTACTTACCACGTAACTGATTGGTCTGATAAATGGGTTCGAGCAATTGCCGCAGACTTAACACAAGCACCTAGTGATAGCAATTTACGCAGTATAGTAAAAGCCATAAGTTGGCGTACTCTTGGAACGTTTGATACCTTTGTGCTTAGTTGGTTAATTACTGGCGAAGTTAAACTGGCTGTGGCCATTGGCGGAACGGAAGTATTTACCAAGATGTTCTTGTACTGGGCCCACGAGCGTGTATGGAATAAAATTAAATTTGGAAAAACTACCTAAGATATTCAGGCATAGCATTTTTAAGATTAGTAACTAGTTCGTTCCAACAGTCATCTAAGAATTCGTTACTATAAAATCTATTATAATTGTGATCTAGTACTTCTTGCATATCAATTAACATGTCCTGCAATTCTTCTAAGCTATATGCACAGATCTTATTCATAGTATTACCAATTGCAGTCATGCGCTCAATGGGATCTTCTATATCGTCATAACTTTCGTCGATCCACTTATCAAATGTTTTAAATCCATACTCACGTAGGTATTTTAAATTATGTGCAGGCCCTACTAATACAAAAGGCATTTTACTTATAATAGGTTTAAATATTTTTTCTGTTAGATGGTGTTTACTTTCCCAGTAGCAGGTTTCAGTTACCAAGTAGCAAAAACTTTCTTGGGTTTCTTTTACTGCACTTAATACAAAACTATGATTTGGAATAAATGCTTGGTCTTGATAATCGATGCGTAATGGCAATGATATATTTGCAATATTTGCTTCTGCTTCTGTAGCAAGTTCGGCCGTAATTAACTTGTTGGTAACTGCCAGTGCTAAGTTTTCTTGATATGTGCCACCATCGGGACATACATCATTATAACTAACGTAACCTTGATCTAGTAGATCTCGTTTGCATAGTTCGTTAATCAGTATAGTACGATATACTCGTGTGCTACTGGTTAACCGATTAAACGAAATATATTTTTTGGTTAATTTACGGTCTGCCGGCGCTACCAAGTCGGCACAATAGCGATACCCGCGGAACCAATCGTGTGCAGCAAATGCATGATGGAAGTAGTAGGCAGTTTCCCATTTGTATTTTTCTTTAAGTTTATCTAATGGTACACTATTTTTTTCGGTCGTAACAAGAACAAATGGGCCGGCATAGTTGTTTTGGATATAATCAAACAAGCCGTGATTATATTCACCATAAATTGGTTCTTGGTCGTAGAAGATAAACATTGGGTTATTGTATACTGTTTGAGCAGGATCAAATGGGTCAAACGATGGGTGAACATCGTCGGATATGCGCTCTACATTCTCTGGTTGAGTTGAACCATAAGGTGTTAGGTAAATTAGCCGTCGATATGCTACAATGTTTTTTAATTGCAGGAAAATGTTTTCGTAATGACTATGGATATTATACATGTTTGATGTTTTTTATTGTGGACCAAAACCGGGCTTGTTTGCTTTTGAACAACCTGCGACTAGCCTTGAGGATGCGGCCAGTAAGAGTAGAACAACATACTACTGGTATATTTATGGACTCAATGATTACACAGGATTTGATTTTGATTATGTTCCTGTTCCGTGGCAAAGTCAATTTATTCATGTATGGCCCAATCAGTATCAACCCAACGGAGAAGTGTACCTAGCGCAAAAGACCAACAGTGGCGAGTTCCATTTCCATAGTGAACAAGGTGTGCATAGACTGCCGGACCCTACCTACTGGAATATTCCCAACACCGTGGATCCCGCAAGCATTGATTGGCGTTGGTGCCCGGACCCAGCAGATCCTCCTTACAATTATGTGTTTGGTAACCAATGGCATCCTGGCACAATAGATCCTACTGCTACGTATTGTATTCCTGGCGCTACAGAATCTAAGTTCGTGCATGACTTTGTTGTAACTGTTAAGCCCAACATGGAACGATGGGAAATCCTAGACGATATCACTGGATTTGATTATAGTTGGAAACCAGATCCTACAGAGCCTCCTTACATTTATGTATTTGGTAATCAATGGCTAACTCCTGAACAACGTCCTGCACTACAATATCGGGTAGCTGGAGCCACACAATACAAATACCTAGATGAACCTAAAGCAACACGCATGGACCATCCTGGTAAGTTTAAGACACATTATCTCTGTGAGTTCGATTACTCGTGGGAGCCTGATCCCGGAAGCCCTCCTTACAATTATGTGTTTGGTAACCAGTGGTATCCTGGCGAAGTTATGCCCACGGTAGAATATCCCATGATAGGTGCAACAGAAACCAAGTTCATGGATATACCTGCTAGGCTATTAGAGAAACATGATAATCACTGGCATACACTAGTAGATTGTGAGTTTGATTATAGTTGGCTACCAGATCCGGGCGATACACCTTACATATATGTGTTTGGTAACCAGTGGTACCCTGCAGAAGTAATGCCCACAGTAGAATATACTGTACCCGGGGCAACTGAACGCAAGTACATGGATGTAAATCCTGCTCGGCTAATAGCAGATATGTCTCTATGGACCGTCCCCGAGGAAATTGATCAAACTAATATAGACTTTACATGGTGTCCGCATCCTAACGATGAACCCTACATACATCACTTTGGGTCAGACTATCAGATTAGTACCGGACTCATGTATACAGTCCCTGGTGCAACAGAGCCCAAGTTTGAAAGCGAGCCTCCTAAATTAGAAAAAGAAAAGACTGCGGTTACTGCGCTAGATATCTTCTTTATAGATAAGAATAACGCTACAGCACAGACCAGATTCGAACTGTTAAAACAGAAGTATCCTAAAATACACAAGGTACGTTATGCCAACAACATAATGGATACTATCAGTCGTTGTGTTACCCGTGCAAAGACCAATAAGTTCTGGATCGTAAGTAGTGAATATAACTACACCAACTTTGATTTTGCATGGCATGCAGAACCCTGGCAAACCTACATGACTCATGTATTTCCAAGCCAACATCAGAAGTGGTCCGATACATTCTTAATAAACAAATTTGAATTTAACAGACATACCAAGTGGGCAACTACCTTAGAACAATTTCCTAACTTGAACTTTGTAACAGATCAAACTGTAAGCAAGCCGGATAACCTGCATAATATCTATTATGTTGATCACGGTAATCCTACTAGCCGTCACCAATATGAATACTTACGCACTCAGCACCCTGATATTGTCATGACACGTTTCGTAGACAATTATCTAGATACGTTTAAGCGTATTATGACAACAGCGGAAACGGAATACGTGTGGATTGTTAACAGCGTATGCGATTACACCCAATTTGATTTTACATGGCAACCTGAGCCTTGGCAAAAAGAAATGATTCATGTATTCCCTAGCGGTATGGAAGATCGTGGAGACACATTCTATATACACGTAGAATCATTTAAGAAACAAATGATTGAATTAGACCTACTAGATTGGTTTAATGTTATCAATTATTGTCATGACCAAGTGGTGGAACGATTTGATGCACCTGTGCATTATTACGACACAGACGATCTTGTAACCGAAATTAAAAACTACAAGTTTGAAACTCCCTATGTGACATTTACAAACCAAAAAGATATACAGATAGTAATTGCACCCTGCTTATGGACCAAGAAAGACCGCGTAGTTCAGCGGTTATCGCGTGCCGGAGCTACCTGTGTAGTACCAAGAGATATCAAGGCTGATTTGAAGACGCAAATCTACGATTACCCCTTCATTAGTGACAAGAAACCTATACTAAACGACTACTTTGGCAGCCGCAAAGTTGGTGGCCTAGACATAGTATACATTAGTAACGGCGAACCAGATGAAGAACGTTGGTACGATCATTTATGCTATCAAAGTAACCATTGGGCAAAATGGGTACGTGGTGTTAATGGGCGTACAGCCGCTTATCAAGAAGCTGCACGTCAAAGTTCAACACCCTGGTTCTTTGCGGTGTTTGCCAAGTTGGAAGTTTTGGGTAATCAATTCCCCTGGTACGACTGGACTCCAGATTACTTCCAAGAGCCCAAACATTATATCTTCAACAGTCGTAACCCTGTAAATGGATTAGAGTATGGGCATCAGGGAGTAATTTGTTATAACAAGCGACTAGTGCTAGAAAACAATAACCCGGGCATTGACTTTACACTAAGTCAACCACACGAATCAGTTCCTATCCTAAGTGGCATAGCACACTATAATCAAAGTGAGTGGATGACATGGCGTACTGCGTTCCGCGAAGTAGTTAAGTTAAAACACTTTATGGCAACTGACCCTACCGTAGAAACAGAACATCGTTTACGTGTATGGTCAGATGAGAATTATCTTAAACATGCAGAATTTGCTGAGTGGAGTGTGCGTGGCGCACTAGATGCTATTGCTTACTATGATGAAGTTGGTGGAGACTACGAGCGGTTAAAACTGAGTTTCGAATGGGCCTGGTTGGAACAACGTTTTAATTCAAGTAAGCGGTAATACTGTCAACTACATGTTCTACTTCGTAGTTGGTCATTTCGGGATAGATCGGAAGGCTTAATGCTTCTTGTGCGTGAGCACTACTACCACGCATTAAATCTCGTGCGTAATCAATATAATCCCACCCCACTGGATGTTCAAATAAAGGTTGCTCGTAATGTATCTTAGTTTCGATACCTTTACTAGCTAAGTAACCTTGCATTTGACTACGATTGCCTGTACGCATAACAAATTTGTGCCAGGCATGTTCTACATCTTGATTAGGCAACATAACATCTACCCAATCAGTTAAGTGTTCTGCATAGTAATCGGCAATTTCTGCACGACGGCGTTGCCATGTATCAAAGTATTTTAACTTAACTAACATTTGAGCACAATCAGATTCTGACATCTTGCTGTTGGTTCCAGCAAAGTCGTGACCTGCAATCTTACCATTATCACGTAACGATAAACATGCTTGATAGATATCGTAATTGTCGGTTAATATCATGCCGCCTGATCCGTAATTGGGTAAGTTCTTTGTAGGATCAAAACTAAGCACACTAACATCGCCTAGTTTACCACTAGGGATACCGTTATATGTAGCACCAAAAGATTGTGCCGCATCTTCAATAATCATAACATCTTCATTAAAGAACTTGGTTACGTTTAGTAATCGATCGTAATCTAATACATTACCAAATATATTAACGTACATAACAGTATCAACATTGCCATCTAATGCATAATCGATACTGTCAATATCTAATAGGGCATTGTGATCTACATCACAGTATACAGGTTTATTGCCAGCCATTAGTACAGAGTTAAGTGTAGCAATAAAACTAATACCCGGAATCATTATGTTTTCAAAGTTTTCGCTACGTGATGTAGCCATTTGGGCAAACACAAGAGCTTGTGTCCCGGAGTTAACTGCTACTGCATATTGACGCATACAACGTTGAGCTATATGTCGTTCAAACATCTGGGTATAAGGACCATCTAACACATGTCCGCTTA